CCGCTACAAACCGCCATGTTAATTCATGGCTCCTTGCCTGCCTTATTACGAGACTAGGGATGTTAATCCTAGCTGTTCCAAGTTGAATCGGAGCTTCGTAATCTTCAACTCCAGGCCCTGGAGGGGGTTTAAGCCTCTTGGGTCGGTGGTTGGAGTGAGTGTGATAAAGCCCCTTTTCCGCAATTCCTTGCGGAAGGAGGGTGTTAACACTCTGTCGGGCAACTTCAAGTTGCTGCCTGTCATCTCTGCAATAGAGAGCAGGTGCATACCAGAACCCACTGGCGTGGGTTCACGACTGCCTAACTCCGACGCTTTACCGGTCGGATTATCCCAAAACGACCCTTGCGGGAACGTTTTGAAATGCAGTTTGAAGTAATTCTGTTCGAGACCTAGGCGTACCTTTAGCCAACGACGCTCGAGAGGGAAGTAATTCCTCTCTGGTTCATCGGTTAGCTCCTCGAACGCATCCAGAACTTGGAGGCGTTTTTGAAGCGGTATGCCCAGAGGATTCCAACCGAAACCTCGCGGTTCCGGAAGGAGCGACATGAATGTGGCTACCCGTTTTTGCCTCGGTGTTAAGAGTGCAAATGAACGGGGTCCGAGTAGTCGGACCACATCAAGGAACGACCTATCACTAGGTTGTCTCCATTTCAGACCAGCCAGGATACCATCCCTGGAAACAAGTTTGCCAGCGAATTCGGCAAACGAGTCTGAACATATCGTTTTATCCTTACTAATAGGTACTCCTAGAAGTTGCATGGTTTCCAGATATCTGGTTGCCACTTGCTCCTCGGAAATGACGATATCGTCACCGAGTACACGAAAACAGTCGGTTACCCGACATGCTCGCGCAATGGAGTGAACCAATACTCCATGAGTCAAGGCAAATGCTGCAAAACTAGGTCCTAACCCAAGAGGTTGGCCTACAGTCCACCGATAAGTCTTAGAAGGTTGTTCGTGGGTACTACTCCACGGCGCCTTAGACAAACGATGGAAGAGCTCTACATCCTCCTCGGATGCACCGATTGCTCGGAGCACTTTGAGTTGGACTACGAGAGGAAAGTTATTCGTCGCATCTGACAAATCGATGGAGAAAACTTTCTTGCCTTGGGCTAGCTGCTGTCTTACCCAGTCCGTACCATAGGATTGGTTAAACGTGCAGTCCCAATTAGCCTTTTGCAAAAGGTCGAACAGTTGACCCTTCAGTCGAGACATTGCCACTTGATGGCAAATGTTAGGGTTTGCAAAGACCCTCAGTTTGTACCCGGGCTCCTGTGAAACACCTAGTCTTCCGACTGGGTCCACGGTGGTCCGAGAGTTCAGCTCAGGATGGTAACCAAACATGTCATCCCAACGGATACGGCTGTCAACCGGTCCGCTCAGGGTATTAAACGACTGTTTATATTGGGGGAATTCCTCCCACAATGCCATACCTGTATCACTCTCCACAAATTCGGAGAGGGCTTTGCTGACGTACTTCGGGGCGTAGCCCTTCCGTACGACAAACCGCTCGAACTGCTCAAGCGCTACAGATGAATCCACTCGCATCCATTTCGGAATGCGGAGAGAGTCAAGTACTCTCTGAACGTTCAATTGTTCTGGCTCACTGCGGCACATCGAATCGTGGAATTTCTCCCACTGCTTCGGTGTGACCTGTTCTGAAATGAGGGTTGAATAGACCATCATACAGTTCAGCGCTTTGGATATGCTCGTCATATCGGAAACCTGTGTTGCATTCCATAGAACCCCAAAGGGTCCCTTAGGAACAGGTCCTAGAGCATCCTTGCGTGTTGCCACGTAAGGGAGACTGTAAGTCTCACCCGCGATTCTTCGAAGAAAACCCGTTTTTAGCAATTTCAAACGGTTTACCGTCCATTCTGGCCCGGATTCCTCGATGAATCGACTGACTTCAGCTGATAAAGCTGCTGCCAGATTCTTACTAACTCCTATCGCGTAGAAACGCTCGCGCAGGTATCTAGACTGTCTTACAGACATAGCTTGTTCCTTTCGGATTCGGCGTCAGATACGTGACTCGAACAGAGTTCACGCTCAAGACCCCTTTCGGGGCAGGTCAGAAACACTTGGCCTGGACACGGAATCATGGTTTCCCATCTAGCCCTTTC